GTCTGTTGCATTTTCTTTTCTCAAACGTGTAATTTATCGCCTAAAAATAAAAACGCCGGAAATAGCCTTATTTTACCTTTTTTTGCTTGTTTGCTTTTTTGGCTTGTTCCTTGATATACTCAAATGCGTTGTAATATTCCAAAACGGTAAATTTCTTTGGGTCAACATGCAAATTTTGGGACAATATCAAACACATATTTTCAAATTGTCTGTCACGCCTAATTTCCACGCTTTCCGAACCGGTAAACGTCTGCGGGTTGAAATAGGTTATCAACTCCGCCGTAATGTCGTCAATCTCTTTTGTGTCCGCCTCGGTTGCCCGACCGTCTATTATTGTGCGTAATACAACAATCGTTCTTTGTTTCAATTTATCGTAATACTCTTTCAATGTCGCATCATCGAACAACCGGGGAAAATACAAACGCAATTCATCGTCTATTTTTTTTTTAACCGCTTCCAAATGGGCGGTTATCTCTGAATTTGCAACGTCTTTAAAAAGACTCATTGTTTGTTGCAATCCATCATCTGACAAATCATTTCGGGGTTTACCATTTATTGATTTAACCAACACGGCAAAAGCCAAATGCCGGGGGGAAACCTCGGATTGAATGAAATATATGTTTTGGCGCATATTTTCCAACTCAACGGTTGCCATGTTTGGCGTTGGGCTGTTCAAATAACGTATTACCTTTTCAATATGTAGGTCAAAATCCGACAAATCGGAACCAACCCCGGCGTCAACCAAAAGCATTTTGTTATACTTGTGGAAACGCATAATTGGCAAATCCTCGATTGAATCATACAACTCAACGTTCATTCCTTTTATTTGTACATTCTTCATAATAAAACACGTGTTATCATTGTACTACAAAAGGGAACGCCCAAAAATGAGAGGTTCCCGGTAAATATCAACGCAAAGAAACAAATCAAAACGCACGTCCACCACGACAAACAGAAATCGCAATTAAACATCTTTGAAAAGAAATCGTTCCCGTGAATCTGTACCCATTCAATGACGCCCCATTTGCGTAATAACGTCAGCACAAAAGCCGCTATTAATGCGACAACAATAATGTTATAAATAAAATGTTCCATATCCTACAATTTACATGTTTCTCCAATACTCAATTCGCCCTCAAACCGGAATCCGCCGAACGGGTGCATTAAAAATTGGTTGTCTATTTCGTCCAAAGAAAACCCCCGGTAAATGTTTTCCGCCAATTCATAGACTTTGTTTATTTTATAGCCTCCATGACGCAACCAAAACCCGCCGTTTAATACGTCCAATATTTGACGTTTTAACGCCTCTTTGTTTCTGTTGCTTGCTTCGTTGAAAATCTTTCGATAATCAAACCAAAAGATAATCGAAAACGCCGTTTTTATCCCAATATCAACGCCGGGTTCCCAACTTATGTTTTGCGGGTCGTCAACCCAAAAAAAACAGAAATTACCAATATTTGCATCCGGCGTTACTTCCATATAATCGTTATTGCCGGAATAAACATTTGGCGTATAATATCGCTTTTGGTTCCCGTTGTATTTAACAAGTCTTTCCGCCCTGCCAAATGCAAAATCCAACCACGGCAAATTATCAACCAATCCGTTTTGCATGTTTCCAATTATCCGGTCTAACAATTCCGGGTTGTCAATAACCGGGGCTTTTACATTATTTGCCATAAATTTGTTTTTTTGTTTCTGCCATTAAATCCGGGAAAATATATTTCCAAATCAATATTGAAATATTTTCGTCGGTTAAACCCAATATTTGACGACCGTATTTTTTTATTAAATCCTCTGTTTTAAAGTCAGACGCTTTAATTTCAAATTGTTTGTCGCCAACCTCTAAATAAAAACTACTTTCAAAATCTCCCTCATCCCGTAACGTTACCCGGTTTGTCGGCTGTCCCTTAGCCTCTTTAATTGCGATTGTTACGGGGCTGTATGGTGCATAATCCGAAATTTCGACGCCCAAACGGTTAATACCTTGTTCAAACAATTGTTCCTCGGCGTTCAAATCAACTATATATGCCTCATTGTCCCATATAATGTTTTGTATTATCCGCCCGGACGTCAAAGCCTCGTTGAAATCCGCAACCCTTTTTCGCAAATCGGTTATCCGTTTCATAAATACAACTTTTACATGAAATTATATACAACTTTCCCTTTGAATTATATAATTACACGGTTCTGTATCTTACCCCACGGTTATTGCAGGCTAAACAGATACGGTCTAACCCTTGCGTATCTATTTGCAACGCCTCATAAGACTTTTTAAGGTCGTAACCTAAACCGCCGGGACGAACGCCGGACGTGTTGCCGTCCAACTCATACAAAATATCCATCCGGGTTGCGTTTGATTGATTGCGGTTAACCCTTACGTTGGGGTTCATTGCCAACGTCCGCAATGCAATTGCAGCAACTTGTCTTTGTATTACCGTTTGGAAAATCTGCCTTTGGGAAATAATGAAATCCGTTAAATCGCATCCAATAGTAATTTCGCAATTCAGCCCGTAATTTTGGGTTCGTGTGTACATCGTGTATGCAATATCCCACAACTCCGGGTATTCTGCGAACGTTTCCGGCGCATTATACATAAACGGCGTTACTTGCAAATACTTTGTCAATTCTCGCCAAACCTCAACGGAACCCATGTTGCACGTTCCGCACGGCTCCCGGCTCCAATCCTTTGATACGTTAATTGCTTCCATTCCGGCGGGTAATTCGTCTTGATTGTAGCAAAGGAACCACGACCCCCCGGCGTTGTTCTTGTCGCTTATATACGGCAAATAACAATCAGTTAACGGGAACCACTGAAAACCGCCATTTGTAACGGTAAAATTCAAATCAAAAGTCTTTATTGGGTCTATCTGCGACGAATGAAACAAATACATTCTAACAACCCCGGTTCCCCCGGTCATTTGCAAACCTATCTTTTCAATTTTCGCCGTCACTCCCATTGCACGAACCGGGACAATTTCAAATCCTACCAACTTATGATTGTTTTGCAACGTCGCCCGTATGCGTCCGGCACCATCAAAGAACGTTTTTCGCTCCAACAAATTACGTGTTTCTTTATCCAACTGCTTAATCTGTGTAAACGTCTGTATTGCGGTCGCAATTCCGTTTCGGGTCATTCTCTCCAAAAAGTCCGTCAACATATTATACGGTTTCCAATATGGGTTTCCGTAATCCTCCCGGCTGTAATCATTATTAAAATCGCTTGCCGTTGGTTCCTCTCCGGTGTTGTCAATTTTAGCAATCCAAACAATACCGTTATGGCTCACTTTCTGCCCGGCTTTGTACGGCAATATCATGTTCCATTCCGGGTATTGCAGCCCCCAATCATCCGGCATAATCGCCGCCATATTATCCAACGTCAAAAGCGGGTGCGCACCTTGAAAATACAACCCACTTTCCGTTTGCGTTAAATTGTCGTCTATCGCCTTTGCCGGGTCGTATGATTGCTCCCACCCGCACACATTTTTTAACGCTTCGCATATTTCATTTATTCTTATCATAAAAACGCCCATTTATTTCCCATATTAGGAATTAAGATTGCAATAAATAAGGGGGCGGGGATAACCACCCCGTCCCCTCGGTTAAATAATTCGTTATGCTCCGGCGTTATGCGCCCGCACCTCCGGCGGGAAATTCCCCGGCGTTGGTTACATATACAGGCATACCCAAAGGTACATTTCCCGCACGTGCTGCAATCTGCGCTTTGATAATCGGATTTGCAACGGTTGTTGGGTTGCTGTTGTAAGCAATTACAAACGCAACGTCTGCGCTAAATCCAAAATATTCTTTCACGTTGCACGTCATATCGTCACTCGCTTCGCCTGCTGTCAGTGACTGGTCGCCAACTTCTGTGTAATAGTGCGAACCAACGGGCAAATCAATGTACGGCAAACGTACAACGTCCCATTCGTGGAAATTCGCACGGGTGCGGTTCAACGCCTCACGGTCAACACGTGTTAAAACGCCAACGTTACCATCCTCTACGGCAAAGAATGTGCCGTTTTTGTTAGATTCATTTACGACGTTGTTTGTATAATGGAACACTTTATTTTCGTATTCCATACGCTTGTTTACGTCGTTATAAATACCGTGCTGTGCCAATTTTTTAATAAGGCTGTCAATTCCGGCGTTACCTACGATGTGAGCCAAACCCGGATAACAATTTGCACGCATAATCGGGTTAATATCGCCCATAATTTCGGTTGCCATCTGCGTTGGAACCTCAATAACGTTTGCAGCGAATTTGTAATTCAACTCGTCTTTCAATACATGGGTTTTTTCTGCCTCCAACGCTGCAACGGCTGCTTGGTCTAACGAATTTGCAAACGCTCTGCAAACCTTTTCCATTTTGCGGTTGAAATCGTGGTCATACGAAATTTCGTTGTTCATATACAACGTTGGCACCATTGTAAAGCCGACGGAATATGTCGCCCAAACCACGGTATAAAGTGCGGACGTGCTTTCATCGTTCTGGATAACACACGTACGAACGTTGCTAACCGTAACGTCGCCATCGTAATTGATAACCGGAACTTGTACCGTATTTCCGATTGAGGCAAACGCACGTTCACGCAATTTCGGGGACAAAATGGAATTTCCGGCGTTGGTCTGTTCAATGAAAAAATCTAATGCGCCATACTCGCACGGGCGGGTCATATTACGGTCTAACTCCGGGTTTTCTACTCGCCAATTCTGTAATCTTGTTGCAATTAAACTCATAGTCTTTTTATTTTAATTTGTTATTAAATGCGGGTTTACCCATTACCCGGTTATCTCTCCGGAAATTTGTTAATACTATTTTCCTGCCAAACCTTTCTCATATCTTCGTCAAACTCTTTGGAACCTACCGTTTTACCTTGCGCCATCAATTGTTTTGTAATAAGTTCGTACGCCTCTGATTGCGTTTTGGCTCCGCTTACGTCCAATGTAATTCCGCCGCCTCCGGCACCGCCTACGGGCTTATTTGTGCCGCCTCCTAGCTGTTGTCTTTGCTGCTCCAATACTCCCATCGTTTCCAATTCTTTTGTCAGCAACTCGGCGGGCGTGAATGGGTTCAACTGATTGTTTGGATTGCGCATAATTGCGCCGCTTGCATCTTTGAACGCCAAAACCTTTCCGCCGTTTCCGTCGTCTATATATTCCGGGTTCATGCCTTTTACTTTTTCGGTCGCCTGCGTCAAAATAACCTTTGTTACGCTTTCCGGAAATCCTGCTTTGAATTTAAGCCCGGCGGCGGCTGTCTGCAATGCGTTGTCAATTCTTACTCCGAACAATTCTTTTTCGTGGTTTGCCTTTTCTGCCTCATACTTGGTTGTCAACTCGGTAAACTGCGTTGTCACGTTCTGCAAATCTGCTTTTGCCTGCTTCAATGCTTTCACGGTTTCCGCATCTGCCGCACCATCGGCAATTGCCTTTTCTAAACGGGCTCTTTCCTTGGTCAATGAATCAATCTGCGATTGCAGCCCGGTTGCGCCATCGGCTTTTGTTTTCATTTCCACCATTACACGTTTTGCGTAATCATACGTTTTTTCGGTTCCATTTTTAGCGATACCGGAAACCGCCAAAATATCGCCATCCAAAGCCCCGTAAATTTCGCCCGTTTTCTTGGCAATAACGCTGTTTTCGTCATTCTGCGATAATGTTGTTATCGCTGTAATCTGTTCGTCAGACAATCCCGACAAAGCCGCATTTGCAACTAAAATTTCTCTCGTTAACATAATATTCTTACCCTTTGAATTAATTAAGTGCGATTGCTTCTACTGCTCCGCTTTTTGCGTCAATAATATCAATTGTGTATTTTGGGGAATCCCCGGTTGTGTCAACCAACCAACTAACAACACGTGCATGGCTGATTTTCTTTTCAACCTCTTTTGTTACCAAAAT